AAGATAGCGACACGCTGGCATCGGCTGGCACCTCCGGCGGCGTTGGCAGCCTCAACGTTACCGAGGAAGGCGATACGCTCACCGCCACCGCAACCGTCACACAGTTGGTGGGCGGCGGCGGGATGGGCAAGCAGAAGCGCCAGCGCGGCTGGGCGAACGAACGCGCCAGGCTCGAGGCGTCGCTGAAAACCGAAACGGCGGCGCAAGAGGTCAAAACCGCAACCAAGATCCTGCGCGCGTCCGATTCCGAATCCGCACGACGGGTCGCCGACCTGGTGCGCGAATACGAATCCGCCCGCGCGACGCTGGAACAGCTCCGCGCCGAGGTTGAGCGCCTGCGCGTCGAGACCGATCGCTCCGAGCGCCTGCGGGATGAAGTCGAGACGGCTGCTAAGGTCGTCGAGATATTCGCGCAGGAAGAGGCCGAGCTGCTCGAGATCTTGGACATCATTGACGAGATGGAGTCAAGAGCGTTGCTAGCAGCACTTGGCATCGCTGCGTAATATCAACTAAGATTGATGTATGGTTTCCGCCAACCCACCAGGCGAGTACATGGATATCGAAAATCAGGCAGAAGAGATTGAACTCGAACCGGAAGCACCAGAGACCGAGATGGTCGAGGATGTGGAAGAGGAAGAGGTAATCGTCTCGATAGGGGAAGAATCGCCACCTCCCGAGGAAGAGTCGCAGCCCGCACCCCAGTGGGTTAAGGAACTGCGCAAGAGCCACCGAGAACAACAGCGTCTGATTCGTGAACTCGAGGCCAAGCTGTCCACCGCGGAGCCGAAACGGCCGCCGCTCGGGAACAAGCCGAAGCTGGAAGATTTCGATTACGACACTGACAAATTCGAGGGCGCTCTAGAGACCTGGTACGAGCGAAAGCGTGCAGTCGATGCCGAATCGGCGAAAGCCAAGGCGGCAGAGGAAGAAGCAGCGCGTTCGTGGCAGGCGAGGCTGGATGAGTACGGCAAGGCCAAGTCGGCGTTGCGCGTAAGGGATTACGAGGACGCAGAAGCGACGACGCAAGAAGCGCTCTCGGAAGTTCAGCAAGGCATCCTGCTTCAAGGCGCAGATAACCCCGCTTTGGTCGTGTACGCAATCGGCAAAAACCCGAAGCGTGCAAAGGAGCTGGCCGCGATCTCCGATCCCGTGAAATTCGCATTCGCGGTTGCGAAGCTGGAGAAGGAACTGAAAGTGACAACTCGAAAGCCGCCACCGCCGCCGGAGTCGCCCGTTAAAAGCTCGGGCCGCACGGCTGGTACTGTAGACAATCAACTCGATCGCCTGCGGGCCGAGGCACTAAAGACGGGAGACCTGTCTAAAGTCTTGGCCTACAAGCGGGCAAAACAGAAATAGAGGACTGAAAAATGGCTAATGCATTCTCGAAAGAGGAAATCGTAGCATTCGAGAACATTCTCGAGGGCTTCCAAGACGCGCTGGTGCTGTCGCGTAACGTCGCAGTGTTCAACACCGACTCGACCACGATGGAACGCGCACGAGACACCATCTGGCGTCCGATGCCATACCTCGCGCAGAGCTTTGACTCGACCGTAGGCACTAGCATCTCGTCCAACTACGACGACATGACCCAGCTGTCGGTACCGGCAACGCTTGGCTTCTCCAAAACTTCCGCTTGGAAGCTGAACGCCAAGGAACTGCGTGACGCACTGCAAGAAGGCCGCCTCGGCGATGCTGCAAAGCAGAAGCTGGCATCGGACATCAACCGCTCGGTACTGGCCGCAGCTGCTAACCAGGGCACGCTGGTCGTTGCGGTTGCTGGCGCTGCTGGCGACTATGACGACATCGCACTGTGCGACGCGATCATGAACGAGCAGGGCGTGCCGGATTACGACCGCTATCTGGCTCTGTCGACCCGCGACTACAACGGCCTTGCTGGCAACCTTGCAACTTCAACGCGCAGCTTTGGAAATGCAAAGTCTGACCGTGCATACGAGCGTTCGTTCGTAGGCGAAGTGGCTGGTTTCCAGACCTATAAGCTCGACTACGCCAACCGTCTGGCAGCTCAGGCAACGACCGTAACCATCGCCACCAACGGCGCGCAGGTTCGGTACGTTCCGAAGGCCACCACCAGCGTGACCGCAGGCGTGCTGAACGTCGACAACCGCTACCAGCAGGTTACGGTTTCGACCACCACTGGCGTAGTTGCAGGCGATGCGTTCACGATCGCAGGCATCGAAGCCGTTCACCAGATCACCAAGCAGTCGACGGGTCAGCCCAAGACTTTCCGCGTCATCTCGGTTGACAGCGGCACGACCATGACGATCAGCCCTCCCATGATTGGTGCGAACTCCAGCCCGACTGATGCCGAGCTGCAGTACAAGAACATCAACGTGGCTAGCACGTCTGCAACTGCTGCGATCAACTGGCTGAACGACAACGCCTGTAACGTCAACTGCTTCTGGCAGCGTGACGCGATCGAGCTGTTGCCGGGCCGGTACAGTGTCCCGACCGATAGCGGTGCCGCAGTCATGCGCGCCTCGACCGATCAGGGCATCGAGCTGGTGATGCAGAAGCAGTACGACATTGACACCATGACGATCAAGTATCGTCTTGACACGCTGTATGGCGTGGTCAACCGTGCGCCGGAGATGTCCGGGATTCTGCTGTTCGGACAGTGATGAGCCGATAGGCTAAACTTGGGGGGCGCAATGCCCCCCATTTTTTTTGGAGATGACGATGCCGCTCAAAAAAGGCTACAGCAAGAAATCGATCAGCGAGAACATCTCGAAAGAGGTGAAGTCAGACCGCCCGCAAAAGCAGGCGATTGCGATCGCACTTTCGACCGCGCGTGAGGCGGCCATGAAAGCAGGCAAGCCGAGCAAGGCACCGAAGGCGAAGAAGAAGTGAAGAAGGGACTCTACGCAAATATTGCAGCCAAGCGCGAGCGCATCAAGGAAGGCTCTGGCGAGAAGATGCGCAAGCCCGGAACCAAAGGCGCGCCTACCGCGAAGGCGTTCAAGCAAGCAGCAAAAACCGCGAGGAAAAAGTGACGTTCCCACGACACGTATACAAATCACCTGGTCCCTACGCCAAGACATCCAGCCACCCGACTTGGGGCTGCGCGACTGTTGTCGACGAGGAGGATCTGGCGGCCGCTTTGAAAACGGGCAACTGGTTCGAAACCGTCGAGGAGGCGATCGAAGCGGCTGGTATCAATGCCTATCCCAAGCTCAAAGGCAAGGCGCGCGTGCGCGAGCTTCGCAAGCGCAAAGTGGTCGAGATCATGGACAACGGGCCGCCTACCCGTTCTGAGATGGAGATGCAAGCGAAAAAGCTCGGCATCGGATACAATGCTCGGACGAGCGATCAAGTGTTGCTCAGTCGGATCAGCGAGGTGATGAGGAGTGGCGTACACCAAACGGCAGTTCGTTGAGGCAGCGCTGACCGAGATCGGCCTGGCGTCCTACGTTTTCGACCTGTCGCCGGAGCAGCTTGAATACGCTCGGCGCAGGCTGGATGCGATGATGGCCGATTGGAATGGGAAAGGCATTCGCCTCAGCTATCCCATTCCCGCCTCGCCCGAACAAGGCTCGATCAACGACGAGACCTTCGTGCCCGACAGCGCTAACGAGGCTGTAATCCTAAACCTCGCCCTTAGATTAGCGCCCTCGTACGGCAAGGCCGTCATGGTCGAGACGCGCATCGCAGCCAAGGGCGCATACGATACCGTCCTGCAGCGCGCAACCGCACCGATCGAGCAGCAGATGCCCGGAACCATGCCCGCAGGCGCAGGCAACAAATACTGGCGCGTTGCGGATGACCCCTTCCTCGAGCCGCCTGTTGATCCCGTAGAGACCGGGCCTGAAGGCATATTGGAGTTTTACTGATGCCAACCATCAATCAGCTTTCGAGCATCGGCGAAGTCACTTCGGCTGATCAGATCCCGACCTATGACGAGTCGAACGGCGACACCAGAAAGATGTCGGTGCTGCAGTTGCAGGACTACATGCAGGACAACCTGAACCTGCCTAACAATTCGGACGAGGTTAATTTCCTGCAGGCAGGAACCAGCGCAGTCGAGCGGACTGTGCAGAGCAAGCTGCGTGATGTGGTGTCGGTGAAGGATTTCGGGGCTGTTTGTGATGGAATAGCCGACGATACGGCAGAAATAATTGCTGCTGATGCCGCCGCCAGATCCGCTGGAAAGCCGTTACTTATCAGCGGGACTCCATTGATAAGCTCAACAATCACGCTGTCGGCAAAAACCCATTGGGTCTTTGATGGTTCTTCCGGCGCAGCCATGGGGGACTTGCCGGCTTCATATATCAAGAAATCCGCAGCACTTAATGGAACGGCAATTGTTGTTGCGGCAGACGGTACAAAATTTGAAGGCGGCGGGATCGTTGGCGTTGCTGGAAATGGCGGCGACGGGTTGAGGGTAACTGGTAACTCGTTTTCTTGGACTGGCTCACCATACATTTACTTGATGGGACGCGACGGAATCAGAATTGGTGCAGATGTCGTCGGAAGCTACCCGAACTCGTTTTACATTGAACACGCAAAGTCTAGCGGGAACGGCCGACATGGAATCAACTTAAATGATGCGCCTGGGACATATCCAAACGCCAATGCAGGCATGCTGGTCGCTCCGTTCTGTCATCACAATACTTCCCACGGGCTTTACATTAACAATGCCAATCTAGGAAACGTAATTATTTGTCCGCTTCTGGAGGCCAACACTGGGTCTGGTTTGTATTTCGACACAGAAGCAAATCGCAACGTTGTGATCGGCGGCGATATTGAGGCGAACGGGACAAATTTCACGAACAACGCAGCGATTAAATTTGGGAATAGACTTGAAAACGTCACTATTAATGGCGTTGTGACATCAACTAGTTCTTCGACAGATCTTTTTACGCCAACAATTTATGGCGGATCAACAGCAGGTTCTGGAACTTACACAACGCAAAAAGGCGTTTACACACTCACGAACGGCGTGCTTTCTTTTGCCGCGCAGATCGCATGGTCTGCGCATACCGGAACAGGCCAGATATATATTGACCTTCCAAATTTGGCACTCAATTCTATTCAAGGTTCCATTAGCGCTAACGTTCCGGCATTCATTCCTGTGTCTGTGATTAGCACCGGTATTTCTTTGTCTGCAGGCGCACAAATGTTTGGATTGGTTAACACTGCTTCTTCACCTCCTCGGATACAGCTTTACACGTCGAATGCAGGCGTTGTCAGTTCCGCGTCAATGGTAACTAGCGGAACCTATGAGCTTTACATAAGCGGCGCGGTTACGGTTATAAATCTCTGAGGTAAATTCATGCCCACCCTAAAACAGCTCCTCCGCTCCCGCACCGTTCTGTTCGCAGTAGCGGTCGCGATCCTTAGCGTTCTGCAAGGATTCGTCTTTGCACTGCCCTTGCCACCTGCCGGACAGGCCGCAGTTGGTTGTATCATTGCCGTAGCGGTGGTTTTGCTAAGAGCCATCACGACCGAGCCGCTCACGAGGAAGTAACCCATGCCGACTATCAACCAGCTCCCGTCGATCGACGAAGTATCAGGCGGCAACCAGATCCCGACCTACTACGCTGGCGGCGGTGATGCGAGGAAGATGTCGGTCAATCTGCTGCAGGACTATCTGCAGGACAATCTGGACTTCCCGGACAACGCCTCAGAGATCACCTACAACCCCGCAGGCACCGGTGCGGTGGCGAGGACGGTGGAGTCGAAGCTGCGCGACGTGGTGAGCGTGAAGGACTTTGGGGCGGTGGGAGATGGGGTAACAGACGAC